TCCAGGGCAAACCCAACCTCGAAACCTTCCTCGGCTCTACGATCGCGATACACGGGCACAGAGCGCCCGCAGACTTCCCGGCACTGCTAGCTCGCGATCTGATCAACGAACACTGCCCGCCCGACGGCGCCGTCCTCGATCCCTGTCACGGCTGGGGCGGACGACTGCTCGGCTTCCTGCTCAGTCATGCGTCCGTCTATCACGGCATCGATGTCTCCCCGCCCGCCCAGGACGGCCTGCAGGCGATGACAAACGCCCTGCGACCCTTCGCACCCCACAAGACCGTGCAACTCGACCTGTGCCCCTATCAGTCGATGGGTCTCGCCGCGGCGTCATACGACTTCGCACTCACCTCCCCGCCCTACTTCAACGTCGAGAAGTATGACGGCGAACAGCAGTCCTGGCGCCAATTCGGCACCTTCGCCGACTGGGTGGAAGGCTTCTATCGCCCGCTGATCCACAAAACCCACGCCGCACTCAAACCCAGCGCCGTGTTCTGCCTCCAAGTCGGATCGCAAAATTACCCTTTGACAAAATATGCCAAGGACCTCGCTGCACAGTCCGGCTTCGGCATAGAAGCGATCAAATCCACAGAGATGGTCAATCATCGTATGGGAACAAAAACCCAGGACGGCGAGGTCATGCTTGTGCTCAGGCGCAACGGTGTTGCACAGTGAAGCATAGCTAGTTTTTTATGGGAGTTCTTTGATGCCGGACGGCTCCAGCTTCGATAAACTACCGGAGCGACGAGGCGGTCGGCGATCAGACGGTGCGGGCACACCGGCATTCATTCCTACGCAAGACCAGCAACATATGGTCATGGTCATGCGCGCGAACGGCGACAGTCTCCCCGTGATCGCACGCGCTGTCCGCGTCTCCGTCTCCACACTCAAACGGCACTTCCCGCTGGAGATCAAAAACGGCTTCGAGGATGTCAAATCCCGCGTCCAAGCTGCTGTCGTCCGCTCCGCGCTCTCTGGCAACGTCGCAGCGCAGAAATTCTGGCTATGCAGATATGTCCCCGAATGGCGCATCGCTCGCGATAGCAATCGTGACAACGACACTCCGGACATGCCGCCCGCAGAAGCAGTCAACTTCTACATGCCGCCGAACGGACGCGATGTCGCGGAGATCGATGACCAACCGCCTATGATTGAAGGGGAAATCGACTGCTGAAACAGATTTGCTGGTTGTTTCAGCGCTTGCGGGAGCGGAGATAATCCTTCAGAGTGCGGCGGCTTAGCAACCGGTGGAGGCCCATTCCACCGAGACTGCTAAGGCCGCCGCTGCCCTCGGAGGGAGGACGACGGCACCTTAGCATATCGGCAGACATAGGCTCCACCCCCATAACATCAGGGAGCCTTCTCATGTCAGAGTCCGTCAATCCGATCGATCCGCAGATCATCGCCGCGCGGCTTTTCGTCAACACGTTGACCGAGGCGGCAGTCGATCTCACCCGTCTCATGCGCGCTGCGGGAGAACTGAGCGGCACAACGTTCACACCGCCCACACCCCAGCCTCCTCCCCAAGCCGAGATAGAAGCCAGGAAACCCCGCAAACCCAAGGGTAAGCGTGGCACTGGACTGCAAGCCCACGTCGCACAATGGGTCACGGCACAGGATCGTATCTGCTCACTTGAGGAGATCATCGCCGCGATGGAATTAGTCCATCATGAAGCGCGCGGCGCAAATGGCAGGAAAAACGTTATCCGCGCATTGCAACAAATGGGATCGCGATTGCAGAAATGCGGCGATGAGGGCTGGCGTCCCTGGCCCAAAACCAAATGAGCCTTGAGCCGATGACCGGACTGATCGGACCCAATGGGGAAGCAGCACAGATACAAGCATACGAAGTCACTGGACCCAAGCCGATGCCCGAGGATATCGCAAAGGTCCTGCTTCCCTGTCTGCTATGCGGCGCACCCTTCAGCCATGCTAGGGGTGCCCGCTCCCTCGCGATCTTCGCGATCATGCGCAACGACGAACAGATAGACGCGGAATGGGTCTACGTTTGCGCTCAGTGCCCCGTCACGTCGCGACGGGCGCAGGAAGCGATCGGCGACTATTATTTCGACAAAGGCTATCAGCGCATCGTGGACGGCATGCATCGTGCCTGATCTCAACTGGGATATGGACCGGGACTTCGGTCCCGATCCTCCAGGCCAACGCAGGATAATTCCGCAGCCCGGTCCGCAGCGTAAATTCCTCGCATCGGACGCTGATATCGCTTTATTCGGCGGCGCAGCAGGCAGCGGTAAATCCTGGGCACTCATGCTCGAAGCAATGCGCTATCCCTCGGACAAGCGCTTTCCATACTTCGATAGCGTGATGTTCCGCCGCAACACCACGGATATCCGTCGTCCCGGAGGCTTGTGGTCGGAGAGTATGAAGCTATTCCCCTATGCGGGGGGAATGCCGATCTCGCACAACTTGACATGGCGATGGCCCGCAGGCGGCTCCGTCAAGCTGTCGCATCTGGAACACGAACACACCGTGCTAGACTGGCACGGCTCACAAGTTCCCTGTATCTGCTTTGACGAATTAACTACGTTCACCAGCTATCAATTCTGGTATCTGCTGTCGAGAAATCGATCGATGACCGGCGTGCGCCCGTATATACGCGCCTCGTGCAACGCCGACGCAGGATCATGGGTCTCCGAGTTAATCCAATGGTGGTGGAACCCAGTCACGGGATATCCGATCTTGGAGCGCTCGGGCGTCAAGCGCTATTTCGTCAGAGGCAGCGACGATCAATTGCTCTGGTTTGATAGCAAGTATGAAGCGATGCGCGCGACGGGAGCGTCCAAAGAGACCGTCAAGAGCCTGACATTTATCGCCGCGTCGCTGCAAGACAACCCCGCGCTGATGCGCAACGATCCTCAGTATGTCGGCAATCTCATGGCGCTTCCGAGTGTGGAGCGCGAGCGGCTTCTCAACGGCAATTGGAAGATCGTCCCCGCAGCAGGCAGATATTTCAATCGCTCATGGTGCCAAGTTGTGGACGCTGCTCCCGTTTGCGTGAAGACGGTGCGAGGTTGGGACCTCGCTTCGTCGGAGCAGGAGCTAAACGACCCTGACTGGACCGCGACGACCAAGATCGGCCTCATGTCGGACGGTCGCTTTATCGTCCTGCACGCTGATGCCTTCCGAGGATCGCCTGCTGAAGTGGAGCGCCGCATATTTAACTATGCGACCTCGGACGGCTACGCGACGACCACGAGCATCCCGAAAGACCCCGGGCAAGCAGGGGTCGCCCAGGTCGTCGCTCTGACGCGTATGCTCGCGGGCTACGTTGTGGAAAGCAGTCCCGAGAGTGGCGACAAAGTCACCCGCTTCGGTCCGTTCTCCTCGCAGTGCGAGGTCGGCAACGTGCTGATCCTCAAAGGCCAGTGGAATGAGCGCTTTTTTGAGCAGCTAGAGAATTTTCCGGAGGGCACGCATGACGACGATGCCGACGCTACGTCACGCGCGTTCAATGCGATATCACAGAACCGTCCGATGCAGATCAACCCTGACGAATTGCGCAAGATGGGCGTGATAATTCCTCCCGATATTCCGATGATCCGCAGGTTCTAAATGGGAGAAGCATCGCTGATCGCGCGCGAGATCGTATGCAACACGTTTCTGCGTTGCGCGGAAGCTGCGGAGGACCTCGCGAACAAGCTCGACAGCGGCGATCTGCCCGAGATGAACGGAGCAGAAGCAGCGCGGATTATCGCTGCATTATTCAGAGCGTCCGCAGCGACCCATCAGTGACAGGAGGTCACGATGCTTTTGCTATTGCTGATCATCCTGGTGATATTGCTACTCGGTGGAGGCGGCTATTGGGGATATCGCGGCGGATATGTCGGCAACAATGTCGGCGGCATCCTCGGTCTCGTGCTGATCATTCTCCTGATCTGGGTGCTGCTGAACCACAGTAGGTTCATGTATTGACATGTCGCTGATCGGCACTCTGACCGCAGCGCTAGCGGGCTTGCTCGCCCGCGACAGTGCGATACCTGCGTCCGATCCATCTCCCACGCCCCCGCCTCAGATGGACGTGCGCGCGCTGTATAATGCCCTCGCTAGCATGGGTGCGTTGGGTTATGA